CCGTAAAGCCGGTCGAGGCGGAGAAGGCCGTCCCGGCATAGGCGACGTCGCGATCGTGCTCTGTAAAGCCGAGCACGACGCCGTCCGCCCGCGTGACGCGCCAGCAATAGGCCAAGGTGGTGCAGCCCGTCGCGAGATGCGCGGCCAGATCCGACGAGAGGGATTTCATCTCAAACCCTGATTTCGACGATTGCGATGTCGAGGGCGCCGTTGAATTTCGGCATCATGGTCATTTCGATGTAGTCGGTGTCGAAGCGCACCGGCACGTCGAACTCATAGCCGGCGGAGACGATCACACCGGACGCCGGCGCCGACGCGAAGGTGACGAGGCCGGTCGTCGTGTCGACTGTCGCGGCCGTCACCACGCCGCCGATCGCCATGACCACTGTGCCGGCGACGGGCTTGCGGATCAGCCGCGACCAGGGCGCGAAGGCGCCGCCGTAGATCTTGACGAGCTGAAACACCTTGGTGCTGCCATCGCCGACGGCGATCGTCTGATCGGTCGCGGCGATCGGCTGCCCCGGCAGGCTCGATTGCGAATCGGTCAGGTCTTTCCAGCGAAAGCCATAAAGGCGTCCGCGCCGCTCTTCGAAAAACACGACGACTTGCTGGAGCTGCTCGACCGTCTTCACCCCCGGACCCGCCTGGTACTTGCGCAGCGAATCCGCCCAGATCGAATTGCGCTGCTCGGCGCCGGATCGCAGCGTGACGATGTCGGTCTTGCGTTGCGGGCCGCCCTTTGACGCGCTCGACACGGTCAGGGGAAAGCGGATCTCGTGAAAGCCCGTCATCAGAGGTTCCGCTGTCCCCGCGCCGCCGCGCGCGACAGCATGGCCGTGATTTGACCCTCGGAGCGGACGAAGGACGGCGCGTCGGGCGACGTGACGTTGAAGTGGATCGTCTGCGACTGACCAGCCGGCGCGCCGCGACTGCCCTTGGAGGGCGTCACGGCATTCGGCATCGAAGGCATGACACTGCCGCCGTCCGCGTAGCGGCGCACCCGGCCGCTGTTGATGGCATCGAGCAGCCCACCATTCGCCCCGGCCGCCTGCGCGTTGACGATGTACTCACCGGGGGAGACCATCGCGTGGATGGTATCGCTGCGCGGGCCGCCGACGCCGCCCACTCGGCCACCATCGGCGAAATGCGGCATCCATCCCTGGAAATTGGTCAGAGACCCAGCACCGTTCGACAACAGCCCGTACAGGCCGCCGACGCTCGCCGATCCGGTGGCACCGGCCGCCGGCGCCGTGCCGAACAGGCTGGCGAGCGGCCCCTCGCCCAGGATGGCCGCCTTGAGCGCGGCACTTTCCAGCGATTGGATCACGCTGACCATGACGCTCTGCAACGTCGCGCCCTTGACGATGACGCTGTCGATCGCCGTCTCGAATGTATCGCCGAAGAACTTGGCCTGCTCGGCCGCTTTCTGCTGAGAATTGTTATAGTCGTCGATCTGCTTTTTTGCCGTTGTATAGGCATCGGCCGCCGCCAGGACCTTGATCCGCTCGGCATCGGTCAGCGCGGTCCCGCGTTCCTTGGCGGCCTCGTCGGCCTTGGACAGGTCGATGGATTCCTGTTTGGCCTTGTTGCTCAGACCGACCGCAGCGGCCTCGCCCTTCTCGGCCGCCGCCGATTTGTCGAGGCTCTTGATCAGATCGGCGACCTGGTCGGCCGCCTTGGCAGCGCTCGCACCGCCACCGCTGGAGGACAGAGACGGGAGAGCCTTGGACGTGTCGCGCGTCGGATTGTCTGTCGGCGCCGTCGGGGGACGGACGCCGGACGACAGGTTGCGCGTCACCTCGCTGCCGCCGGAACGCTCGCCGCTCGTCGGGGCGTCGAAGGTCAGCCCGCGCGCCTGCAGGAAGTCGTGAAGCTTGCCGGCGCCAAGCAATTGCGCGACCTGCGCATCGAAATGGTCGAGGTCGACGCCCCATCCCTTCAAGACGGTGCCAGCTTGCTCGAACAGGCCGATAAGCGCCTTCACTTCCTCGGCCGTCGTCACCAGCACGCCCCGGATATCGTCGAGGATCTGCAGGTTGCCCTGGTTGTACTCCGAGATCAGCGCCTCGTAGTCAGCCCATAGCGCGGCGATGCGCCGGTTCTGATCGGCATAGTCGAGGGCGATACGCTGCGCGTCGGCGATTTCCTGGTTGGTGCGCACGCGGCCTTGCTCGGTCGCCGCGACGCCATCGAGCGCCTGTCGCATGGTGCCGACGATGTCGACGCCGGCACGGAGTTTGGTCTCGAAATCGTCGCCGAAAACCTTGCCGCCGAGGTCGAAGGCGGCGACGTTGGCACCCTTGGCCTGCAGCTCGGTGATCAGGTTGAGGATGACCTTGATCCGGTCCTCCATCGTCGACGCAGCGGCGAGGTCCTGCTCGGAGATCACCGGCAGGTTCCCGGCCATCACGTTCTGTTTCACCCGATCGGTCGCGGTGCTCGACACGTTGGGCACGTCGCTCCCCTCGCCGATCTTGGTGTCGAGCGAAGTTCGAGCCTGCGTCAGGATCGCCTCGGCTTGCGACACGTCCAGGCCGAGCGACTTGGCCGACCCCGTGAAGGCTTGAAAGAACGACGTGCCGACCTGCGCGTCGCGTGCCTTGTTGCCGATCTCGACGAGGTGTTCGAGATCCTTGCCAGCCGCCTGGGCGCTTTGCTGCACGGAGTCGATCACCGACTTCAGGATCTCGAACGCGAGGAACACGCCGCCGGCGATCTTGAGCGCGCCGAGTGCGCCATCCAGCTTGCCCACCGACCCGATGGTGCGGCCGAGCGACGTCCCGAACTGCTGGTCGATCCGGTCTGAGCCCTGCTTGAACAGCGCCTGCATGCGATTAACGGTCGAATTCGAGGTCGTGATCGCCTGCGCCATGGCACGCTCGAACGCCGAGATATCGCCGCCCATGCTGAAGGAAAGGTCGGGCATCAGTCGCTTTCGTCGGATGTGACGTCGCCGGACAACGCGCGGCGCACCGCGCCGGCATCGGCCTGGATCGTCGGCCAGAAGAACGGCTCGGCTCTTTCGCGCCGAGTGCCGTATTCGGTGAGCAGCGCCTCGTCGAGGTTCGGCCCGCGCGCGGTCTCCGGCGTACCGCCGGCGATGATCGTCACGCCGGGATAGGTCTTGGCCTTCCTCATGCGAACGCTGTCGCGCAGCGCGCCCTTGCGCACCGGGGTCGCCACCTTGATCCTCTCGACCAGTTCGGCGCCGTGTTTCTCGAAGCCGCGTTGCAGACGCGCCTTGCGGATCGGGCCGAACTCGGCGATGCGGATTGTCCAGGCTGCCAGGCCGAGGACGGATGTCTTAAGCATGCTGGCCCATCGACTTGGGCAGCGGATCGGCCTCGTCGAATGTCGCCAAAGCGGGATCGAGGCCCATCAGGAAGGCTTCGAGCGTCTTTTGCGCCAGCCATGCATAGGTTGTCGCCGGCTTGGCCTCGATCGCCGCCTCGACAACCGCAACCCGCGTCAGACGATGCAGCAACGTGGCGCCGGGATAAGCGTGCGACAGCACCATGCGGACGTCCGTCATCGACCATGCCCCGGTGCCGAAGCGCAGGAAGGCCGCGAAGGGCGACCCGATCGCGGCTTCAAGGCTGACGACGGCGTGAGCGTCCCGTCGCAGCTCGAACCGAAGGCGCCGGCCGGCGAAGACCGCGTCGACCCCCGTCTTCTTGTCTGCCGAACCATTCATCAGTCCAATCCGATCATCTGCGCGAGTTCGTCCTCTTCACGGTCCGTGATCTCGCCGCCCTGCGCGGCATTGAAGGCGCCGACCGCGTCGGAGAATTCGACCAGCGACATGCCCCCGATGTCGCGCGGCGCGATCCCGATCACGCTGGCGTTGCGTCGGATGGCGGCGAAATCGATCCTTGCGGATCGGTCGCGGATCTCGCCGCCGTCTCGTTTCCCTCGCCACCATCGGTCTTGCGACCGCGCAAGGCCGCCATCAGGATCGAGGCCGCCAAGGGCGCCGATTGTTCGAGCGGCGCCTCGTCGACGTAACGGCGCACGAGCACCAAGGCATCGACAGGCTTGAGGCCGCCGCCGATCAGCCCGAGGCGGATGGTCTCGCGCACGTCGGCGAGGCGCCAGCCGCCGTCGAGCAGCCGCGTCAGCATGGCGAGCGGGCCGACGCCGGTCTTGTCGTCCAGCTCCTCGAGCTGGCGGATCGTCAGGGCGAAGCGGTGCGTGCCGTCGGCCCAATCCTCGACGACGTCGATCGCGAGCGCCATCAGGAGGTCGCCGGGGTCCAGGGCCACGCCCCGCTGTTGTCGATCTGAACCGTGATCTTGCTGCGCTCGCCCTTGGTGGCGTCGATCTTGAACGAGGTCAGGACAGCCGGCCCCTGCCGGTAGCCGCCCCCATTGGCGAGGTTGGCGGCCGATCCCACCTTGATGTTCTTGGCCGCGCCGCTGTCGAACCACGCCTGCCACATCGCGACATTGACAGTCGCGAGCACGCCCTGGCCGCTGATGGTGCCCGAGAGCGCGCTGACGTCCCGCACCGTCCAGGACGGAAGGTCGGGGTTCGTGTCGTCGGGGATGTTTGTGTCCCCGGTCGCCGACTTCATTTCCAGCGAGTTCGAGGTGAAGCCGACGGGGGAGGTGAAAAGTTCGGGCGTCGCGCCGTTGCCGAGTTCGACGAGGAAGGCACCGAATGTCTGGGTTGCAGGCTGCGCCATGGGATCTGGTCCTTTACGCGGGATCGAGCAGGGAAATGAAGGAGATGACGGCGTGGCTGACGCCGTCGGGTTCGGACAGGTAGACCGTTCCGTCGTGGCGGATCACGTTGAGCACCCACCCGTTGGCGGTGAGGTCGAGCGCGGCATTGTCGAGGGCGACGACGCAGGCCTGTGCGATGGCCTTGACCGCGCGTCGCCCTTGCGTCCGCCCGACGAAGGCGTGCAGCTTGGAATGGACCGTGACGGACAGGTCGAAGCCCTCGGCAGGGTTCGGCACCACCTGGTCGTCGCCCGTCTGGACGTACGGCGGCATGGTCGACTCGGCGATCTGGTCGGAGACGGGCGCCCCGACGCCGCCGGCGGTCGCAAGCGCGGCCGTGATGGCGATCTGGACCGCGAGGCTCGCCTCGATCACGTCTGCACCCCGGCTTCGCACACGAGGGTGATCCACTGACGCAGGCGATCCATGTCCTCGCGCCAGTCCGGCGTGATGGTCCGCGTCTGGCTGTCATAGCCGACCACGACCGTGAGCGGTTGCCGCCCGGCGAGCCGCGCCTCGGTCATGACCTCGCTGCCGGGCCGCATCAGGAACTTGGCCGACCGCGTGACCCCCTGCGCCGGATCGAAGTCGCCCTGACTGTTCCCGAGGTCGTCAGGCGTGCTGACGCTCGCGACAGGATCGAAGCGCACGCGTTCGCGCAGCTCGCCAGGATCGACGATCACCCGAAGACCCGCCATCGCGAGAGCAGCGCATCGGCCGCGCCGTTCGTGACCGCCGCACCATCATTGCGGTTGGCGTAGAGCGTGCCGAGCTTGAGCAGCAGACCGGAACGGATCGCGGGCGGCAAGGCGCCGTCCGCAAACCCCGCGACATAGGTGATCTTGACCGCGTCAGGCCGAAACACAGCCGTGGCGGGCCAGCTCGCCCCACCAAGCGGAAACACAACGCGATCGACGAGCGCATAGGTCGTCGGGTCGACCGTCTGCGTGGCGCCGCTCGCATCGAGATAGACGATGCTCGTCACGCTCTGGACGGGCGGGCATGGAAGGTGGATCTCAAGCGGACTGCGATCAGGTCCCCAGGTGCGGCCGAAGGACCAGTCGAAGGCCAGCCCACGACCGCACCAGCCGCCGGGAAAATGGGCCGCCGTGAGCAGGATGGTTTGCTGCCCGATCGCGCGCCTGAGCCAACCATGGGGTCCGTCGATGTCGGCGGTGACCGTGTCGATGAGGCCCGCGATCAGCGTGTCGTCGTCGTCGGTATCGACGCGAAGGTGCAGCTTCACGTCGACAAGATCGAGCACGGGCGCCGGCGGTTCGACGACGGACAGGATTGGCGCAGTCATAGGCGAGGCTTAGGCGCCGGGCTTCGGCAACGGCGGCGCGTTGGTGCGGCCGGCCGCCGCGATCGGCGCGGCCGTCGCACCCTCGACGGCCGGCGCGCCGGCCGCG